TGTTAGAAATAACTACAATCCCAGAAATAACAACTTCAAATATAATTACAACTTTACCTAAAATTGAGACAACAACTCCTGAAATAATTACTTCTTCTCCAAAAATTGAAACAATAATTTCAAATTCAACAATATCAAGTTTACCTGAAATTGAGACAACATTTCCTGAAATAACTTCAACTTCTCCCCAGATTGATACAACATTTCCTAGTAAAATAATTTCAAGTTTCCCTGAAATTGAGAAAACATTACAATATAAAATAATTCCTGAAACAAATAATATTATAGATTATGATTGGGAAACAATAGAAGAAGCAACAGAAATGTAAAGGAGAACTATTATGAAAGCTATAATTGTTATAAGTCTGATAATCGCTTTTGCTCTCTGGTGCTGTGTAAAGGTTGGTGACGATTGATGTTGACAGAGATAATAATACATTTATTTGTTTTCTGGACTATTGGATTTATTTTTACTATGTTTAACGAAGAATGGGGACAATATTGGTCAATGGGCTTACTATATCCTATATTATTGATTTTGCTATATCCGATAAGAGCGTGGAAGCATTATAATAGATATAAGGCTGAGTATCAGAAACATGATATAACAAGATTACAGTATATGTTTGGTAAGAGAATAAATAAAATATAGCAAGGAGAAAAATATGAATGAACACGAGCAGAAACTAAGAGAACTCATAATAGCCAATCCAGATTTACCTGTGATATTTATGGTAAGCAGTGATGTTGTGATTGATGACTCCTATGCAAATTGGTTGGCATCAATCAGCAGTGTTGAAGTCGGAGAATACTGCTGCTACAAGACACGTTATTATGATGACCAGATTGAACTTGAAGAAGAATACTATGTTGACCATGAAGATGAACTCAAACATCTTAGAGATAATGAAATTGATATGATAATTAAAACAAGAACTTCTTCGTGGTGGAGAAAGGCTATTATTGTTTATGTCGATGTACCATCTGACGAGGAGGCTAATGACCATGAATAATGTTGGATTTGTAAAAGTTGAAGTATTACAGGCGAGTAACACAAAAGTACTTGCAATTAATGATACAAGAGTATCACTTGAAAAAGGCTATGGTATAATGACACCTATTGCAAGTTTTGAAGTGGGCGTTGAAGATGTATTAAATGCGATGAACTATAAGCCTAAAATTCATGCGCATTGGGTAAACGAAGGTTTTCTGGATATGTATTGTTCGCATTGTGGTGAAACTCCTGACAGTGAATCAGGTAGTTGTCCTACACCAACAGATTTTTGTCCCTTTTGTGGCGCAGAAATGGAAGGTGATTCAGAGTGAGAGCGATTGATGCTGATAAACTGAAAGAGCATTTGAAAAAACTCAAAGCTAAGGCTGATAACAAAAAATACGAACAAGGGTTGCAAGATGCTATTGATTGCTATTTTCCACAGATAATTGACGATGCACCAACTGTTGACGTTCAGCCTGATAACGGCTGGATTTCTGTCAAGGATAGATTGCCTGAGCCTGGTATTCCTGTACTTGCTTTGCAATTTGATGTTCCTCATTCAAGAAGAACAAGATATCGGCTGGTACGGCTTGTTGTATATGATACCATAGACCCATCGACAGGTAAAAAAATGATATCATGGTTTCCTAATTATGGCGGGCATTGTGTCGAAAATATAGCTTATTGGCAGCCATTGCCCAAAACACCGAAAGGAGAAGAATAATGTATTTAGAACATACAGTTAAATGTCCTATTTGCGGTAAAGAAAACCTTGAATCGTCGTGGTTTGGCTATTATCGTTCCTTAGAAGAAAACTATTATGTATGTTCTCAATGCTCTTACATCAGAGCAATGGCATATTCGCCTACATTAGAAGCAGTATGTAAAGATTATTGCGATAATAAATGGTTAAAAAAAGCTAGAGATTATGGGGTGGATGTGGTAGGTTATGAGGAATATGAGAAGTATACATCTATATTGCCAAGAGTGCTTATGAATGTTTTAAAAAACAAGAATGGACGGTGATAAAAATGATTGTAATAACGCTCCATGATATAGCTGAGATTTTGATGTGGATATGTATAATCTTGTTCTCAATATGGTTGGGTAGTTCGGAGAAGAAACAAGACGAGAAGTCGAAAGATAAAAGGAATGATAGTAATGACAAATCGTGAACGATATATTACTAAGCGCAATGAGTATGATTTGATGATGACAATATTGGAAAATGGCGGCACATATTGCCCCATTAAAGCGATTAGCGGCAAGTATAGTCCAGACCGTATTTGTCGTAATAATTTGGCTAACCATGAAACAATAAGAAAATCTTGCGGCATTTGTGTGCAAAGATTCTTAAACGAGGAGGCTGGTGAATAAATGGAAGTAACAGCAACAGGAATAACAAGAAGAATAGATGACCTCGGTAGGGTAGTTATACCTACAGAAGTTCGTAAAACTATGGGTTTAAAAGAGGGAGACCCATTAGAAATTTTCGTAGACTTGAAATCAGATACAGTGTGTTTTAAAGCTGTTAGAACAAAACCATTGAGTTTTCAGCTTCAACAAGTGTACGATGCTCATAATGAATGAGTTGATTAGTATTATTAGTATAATCGTTATCTGTTATACTGTTGGATTCGTAGTGTTTATAAGTTTATATTGTACTTACGAGTACACAACCCTTAAATTGTTAGAGTTTGACATAAGGTATTCAGAGTTAAAATATGACCTCTTAAAATTAGAACATAACCTTTTAAAATTGGAGAATGAAATAAACGATAATGAAGTAACATTTACTACATTATATAATAATAAGGAGTAAGATATGAGTTCATTGATAATGACTGCAAAGCAAGCAAGAGAAAAAGCAGACAAGTATTTAGAAGAAAAAGTATTGAAAGATAAGCTCTGTGAATATATTAGTAAGATAATTGATGAAGCCTGTAAGAATGGTGAGTATGAAGTTATTGTAAAAACAGATAGTGGTAAATTTTATAAAGATATACTTGTTAAATATGGGTATGAAGTTGAAGAAAGGTCACCTATTTTTTGTGACCCAACAAAACCTACAAAAGAAGTAATCACAATCAGGTGGTGAATGATTATTGTATAAGAAAATAAATAATTTTTATCGCTTTTGTAATAGGAGCGACTTCATTCAATTTGTAAATGACACAAAAGAAGATTTTGATTGTGTTGAAGATTGGGAATATAATTTTGGTTTTCAATTAAATTGGAACAAAGATACTGGCGAAATCTTAGAAACCTTAGATGAATGGTCACAAGACAAAAATAATCAAATGAAATATGAACCCAATTCTTACCCTTGTACCTGTTACTATTTGAATGAAACTGGCAACGATAGATTTGGTACGACTAAATGTTTTATATTCGATTACGTAGAAGATTTAGAATTTTCATGTAATGACGAGAAAGAGGCTGATGCAAATGAATAAAAAATATATACGAATACTGGCAGAGATGGCGATTATTCTCTCTACCGTAGGAATGATGACAGGTTGTGTTAATAAGAGAACCGAAGATGCAAGTTCTTCTCAGGCTGAAATTATAATTACCGCTGACAAAGAAACAACAATTGACGAGACTACGACAGACGAGACTATTACGGATAGTAGCAGTAATGTCGAGAGCAGTAGTTCTCTGAATGAGAGTTCGGTGATTGATAGTTCAGAATATAGTTTTGACAGTTCAGAAGTTAATAATAGTAGTAGCATAGATGACACGCAGAATGATACCGAGGTTGAGCAGACCGAAGTTGTTTATGCCGAGACAACCTCAAAACAAAGCGATTTTGAGGTTATAACTCCTGAAATTGGTACTGAAACTGAATGTGAAATTAGTGTAGCTGTGACCGATGTTGTACTTGTAGCTGACGAACAGTCAGAACCCGAACTGTGTGAAGCTGTTACAGAGAATGAATATTCGACAGTTACAGCGGATTACACGCCATACGACCTCTACAATCAGGGGCGTTTATATTGGAACAATTATCAGTATACTTGGTATTCCGAGAGAGTTTTGCCTGGGTATGGGCTTGACATTGAGGGTAGATATACTGATGCTGACGGCTTTGTTTGTGACGGAGAGGGTTATATCTGCGTTGCTGCGAGTTCGCTAAACAAAGGTATGATAGTTGATACTCCATTCGGAAGGGAAGGTAAGGTCTATGACTGCGGTTGCGATTATGGCGTGATTGATGTTTATACTAACTGGTAAATTGAGAGGTGATTAAATGGTAATCTCCTGTGATATAGATGGAGTATTAAATAATTTAACTGAATGTGTTTTGCAGCTCTATAATGAAGATTCTGGCGATAATCTTTGCGAACAAGATATTAAAACATATAGCATAGAACGATATGTTAAAACTGAATATCGTAACAAAATATCACAATACTTTTTGGATAGTCGTATTTGGGGAATACTAAAGTGGGACGTTGAATGGATTGCTCAAATAATAGATGACGGTATATATGATTTATATTTTACAACAGCAACATCTATTGAAAATATATATATTAAATCTGCTGAACTAGCATCAGCAATTACTCTACACAGTAAACATGATTTTACATATATTTATTATTACATTCAAAACCGTTTAATCGTTATGCAAAATAAACAAATGGTAAAAGCAGATGTAGTTATAGATGATTGTATTGACAATCTGCAATTAGCATCAGAAGCAACAATTAATATATTGTTGACTAAACCTTGGAATATTGCGTTTGCTACAGAGTATAATTTAAAACAAAATTTTTCATCTGTTATTATTTGTGATACTGTAAAAGATATTCAACGACAGTTAGAAATAATTAGCAAAAGTAAAAGATGGAACAATTCATAAATATTTAACGTAATATACTATTGACATTATATGATAAATAGTATATAATATATATGTAAGTCAAGAACATAACTTTATTTTTTAGGCGATGTTCTTATATTACATATAAAATTAAGGAGGATTATTATGGCAAAGAGCAAGAAAGAAACGAATCAGATTATCAAGACAGATTGGGTGTCAAATTTCAATTTGGTCGGCACAGCAAAAGTTTCAGACTATACATATAAGATTGATGAACAGTCTGAAAAATCAGATTGGATTTACAATTCGTTTAACCTTGGTGTCGATTGTGGCGAGAAGTTCGGAACAGTCTACTGCGAGATGATGGGCGGTTATGCCGATGAACGCGAAAACGTTATCTATGCTCACGGCAAGGATGATGACGGTAAGGATGATTTTGACAATAAGCTGACAATAGATTGGGAGGATAGATTTGATGAAGAACTCCTTGAAAGCTGTGGCAGCCTGTGCTTCATAACTGTTGGTTTGGAAACGACAGCTAAGACAAATAAAACATTCTATAAGAAGTTCTTGTCGGCGTATGATGCTATCGCCTATATTCAGGAGCACCTTGAAGATGGCATGACTGTTAACGTTAAAGGTAATTTGAAGTATTCGGACTATAAAGGTACAATACAGGTAAGAAAGAATATTACTAGCATTGTATTGAGTAAGGCAGAACCCGAAAAGTTCAGAGCCACATTTACACAATCTATTCTTCTTAATAAGGCTTCTGCTGATTTAAAAAACTTAGACAAGGATAGAGGTGTCATGTATGTTGATGCCAGAGTTCTTGATTATGTCAAGGAAATCAATGGAATTGACATCAAAGGACAGTACCCTTATCCTAAACAGTTTGAGTACGCTTTCCCTGACTTAACTAATCAGGAACAGGTTAATAAAATTATGAACAAGCTGTTTAAAGTCAAAAAGAATGTTTCTCAGGTAACGTTCGAGGGACAGTTTGTAGAGGGTGGTGCTGTAGTTCAGGCAACACTTGACGATATTCCACAGGATATCAAAGACCTGATAGAGATGGGTATTTATACAGAAGAAGAAGCCCTGGCAAGATGTAGTTCTAGTGGTAATAGAGAACAGCACATGATACTTACTAAGCCTTTTGTTAGGTTGGTAGGTGATGACAAGATACCTGTTGTGCAGATTTTTGCCAACAAATACACAGAAGATGATTTGTATTTTGACATTCCTGATGCCGAAGATAACGCAGAAGAAAATGATAATGCAAAAGAAGATATAGACAACGAAGATGACACTGAAACTGATAGCAGTTCAAGTATGGATTGGCTTAACAATCTTTAATATTACATTTATGGTCTTAAATTACATACAAGAAAGGTGAACGATATATGAAGTACGGTAAGAAAAACGAAATTAGAATTGACCCTTTGAAATATAATCTGATGTTGATAGGCGAAAGTGGTATAGGTAAGACCACAGTAATCAAGGAATATTGTGAAAAGTTAGCGGGTGAAGATGGGTATATGTTTCTCGAAATTGGCAAGGAAGATGGTGCTGATGCCATTAGCGGTATTAACTATCTTAATTGCCCTGAGTGGTCAGCCGATTACAATGAAGAAACCAATAGTATCGGTTTTGTTGATTTTATCGAAGATGTTGTTGAGAATAAGTCAACTGATTGGAACAACTTGAAAGTTGTTGTTATTGATACTTACGATGAACTGTTTGCTATTGCTGAACCCGAAGTAATTGATATGCACAATAGAGCTAATCCTAACAAGAGAGTGAATAGTGTTAAGGCTGCCTTTGGCGGATTTCAGGCTGGCGAAGATAAGACTATTGAGATTGTACTTGATGCTCTGTGGTCGCTCAAAAAGGTTGGTGTATCATTTATTGTAATTGGTCACACTAAGTCAAGAAATATTACTGATGCAGTTACAGGAGAGGATTTCTTGCAGCTTACTTCTAATATGCCACAGAAATATTTTAATGCAATGAAAACTAAGTCTCATTTCCTTGGAGTTGCTGCCATCGACAGAGAAATAGTTAAGGTTAAAACAGGCAAGAAAAATGTTGTTACTAAGGAAGATATTAAGAAGGGTGTTGTAAAGGGCGAGACTAGAAAGATTACGTTCAGAGATGACAATTATGTTATTGATAGTAAGTCTAGGTTTGCTGATATTGTAGAGTCTATACCACTTGATGCAGATGCACTTATTAAAGCTATCACTGATGCTATTAAGAGCGAACAGCAGAAGTCAGGTCAGAGTTTCGCAGATGCTAAGAAGAAGCAGGAAAAATTGGAAAGAGAGTCCGAAAAGAGAATTGCCGAAGCAGAAAAAGCAAAAAAGGCAAAAGGTGAACTTGATGTTGTAATGTCTAAGATATTTAATTTCTTCGAGGAAAACAAGTCTAATCTTGAAATTGTTAGACCTGTACTTGATGCGGTAAGGGAATTGAACTATAAAAATCCAAAAGAAATAAATAAAATTAATGATGCTAACAAGATTTTGGAAATCATAGAAAATCTTTAATATCAAACAAGAAGTGCCCACATAGCATTGGACTATGTGGGCAGGAGGTAGTTGTATGTCAAACACTAAATTAAATACAAATTATAAAGACAAAGATTGGAGAGAATTGTGTGAGTATGTTCACGATGTTGTTGCCCACCAGGATGGTGGTCAGCAGACGGTCGAACTGCTCGTAGTTGTCCAGCGTGCGCTTGATCCGGCGGTCGGTACCGACCGGGACCATGCTCTTGAGCTAGGCCCTGTTTAGGCCGGTATACGAGGTCTCGG